TCTTCTTAGTTTTCAAAAAGAATTATGTTTTCAGAAATCTACCGCTTACATCTATGAAGTAAGTAAAGTAGTAACCTCTTTTATTTTGGGATAAAGAGAACATAAAAAAAACCCTAGTCCCTCTCTTCAACGACTAAGGTTTTTAAAGACTAGTTAGCTCATTTCTAGTTTTCTTTAAATGTCTTATATGAAGAAAGGTATTTTATTGTGAGCAATGCAAATATAAGTAATCCATTTTAAAATAACAACATAATACAACTTTCATTACTTTCAAAACCAATTTGAAAGCTTTGAAAGCTAGTATTTGTATAGTAGAAACAAATAGTGGTTATATTTGCGCTATGCCAAAAGAAGAAACATACTACAAAGGAAAGGGCAATACAAATGCCTCGGTAACTACGCAATTGAATAAGAATAAAATATTAGAGGCTATGCAAGATGAATATGGAGCAATTCAGCATTCATGTGATCGTGCTGGTGTCTGTGTCGCAACTTATAGGAACTATTACAACAATGATGAAGAGTTTAGGGCAAAAGCAGATGCCATTAGAGCAGTAGTGAAAGAAAAGGTTGCTAATAGCTTAATTCGTAAAGCAATTGAAAAGGATGATACGTTAAGCCAAATATTCTTTTTAAAGACACAAGCTGGTTGGGTAGAAAAACGACAAGTGGAGATAACTCAAAAGAGGGAATTGATACAGATTGTTCCAGCAGATAAATTTCAGATTGATGAGGCAGAAGTAGTCGATGAAGATACAAGCAAATAAGCAATTTTACCAATGTGTAGAAAGTGTAGATAAAAGGTTTGTAATCCATAACGGTGGAACAAGATCGGGCAAGACATATGCCATATTGCAATATCTTATTTACAAAGCACTAAACACAGACCCAAAGGAAGCCTTAAATTTTACTATAGTGAGGAAATTTCTCCCATCTTTAAAAGATAGTGGTTATAGCGACTTTTTTGAGATACTCAATACGTGGGGATATTACGATGAGACAAATCACAATAAGACTGATTTAAAATACAATCTTAATGGGCATACATTTAAGTTTCTAGCTACGGGAGACCAACCCGAAAGATTGCGTTCAATGAAGAGAGATATTCTTTACATCATAGAATGTCAAGAGTTAAGTAAAGAAGAGATGCGGCAGCTAAATTACAGAACAACAACACAAGTCTTTATGTGCTATAACCCCTCAATGAGTGAACATTGGGTGTATGATCTTGAGGACAACAGAGCAGAGGATGTTGCGGTATTTGTAAGCACTTTTAAGGATAATAATTTTATTAGTGATATTCAGAAGAAGGAAATAATGAAACTTGAGCAGACTGACCCCGAAGCTTGGAGGGTGTTTGGTTTAGGTTTAAGAGCAAGCACGAATAAAGGTAGAATTTATAAGGGATGGGAAGAGGTGTCTGAATTACCCGAAGGGGCAGTATTCTATTCAGTAGATTTCGGATTCTTTCCCGATCCCTCGGTAATCCTAAAAATTGTGAGTGCAAATGAAAGTATTTACGTAAAGGAGTTGGCTTATTCGACCAAAATGGTTGATGAGGATATTATCATGGTTTTAAGGAATGCTCATTATATGGGTGAGCCAATATATTGTGATCACAACCAAAAGCAGACAATAGAACAATTAAAAAGAAGTGGTTTTAATGCACGTGAGGCTAGGAAGGGTAGTGGTAGTATTTTAGAAGGAATTAATTTTTTAAAGAGAGCAACTGTTTTTTATCAAAAAGACTCAAAAAATCTTTTAAAAGAATATCAAAATTATAGTTGGAAATTAAAACGTGGATTTGATCCCGATGATGACAATGCCTATGAACAATTTCCCGAAGGAAAGAACGATCATAGCATGGATGCATTAAGAATGGGATATTATTCACATTTTTTTGTAGGAAATAAATTCTTTGTTATATAGGTTTAAGTAGCATTTTATTAGTATATTTCTTATTAGTGTATGAATTGAATTTAGTTTTCTTACAGAAAACCCTCTATACTTTTGAGGGTATTTTTTATTTTCGTTATTTTTGTCTTAAATATATATAAATGGGAATTTTCAATTGGGGAAAAAAGAAGGAGCAAAAAAATGATCCTCGGTATAATGAATTAATTTTTGGTAGATTTGGTGTATCTCCCATCATACAACAAAACCCATCAAAAGAAGCATTTATTCGTGAAGGATTTCAAAACAATGCTACGGTTTATTCTATCGTAGATTTGATTTCTAAATCAGCCTCAAATGTAAAGATGAGGGTTTATGAGAAAAAAGATAGGGGTGCTTTAAAGGAATATTCTAGTCTAATTGGTGGAGCATTTAATGACACATCAATGTATGAGGCTAAGAATGCTAAAAAGAGGGCATTAAAGCCAGCAGACAATTCTGAGTTGGCAAAATTCTTAGATAATCCTAATCCAATGCAAGGGCAAGCTGAATTTATGATGGATTTAATTGCTTTTGAATGTTTAACGGGAGATGGATTTATATGGGGACTAAAACCCGAAACGGGAGGACAAAGTGGTAGGATAAAAGAAATGCACGTTCTACCTTCTCAGTTAGTTGAAATTGAAGGAGGAACAATTACACAACCAATTAAGGGATACACTTTGAATTGGTTAAGCTACAACAAAGTAATTGAATCAGACCAAGTTGCGCATATAAAAAACTTTAATCCCGATTATTCAGCAATTGGTAGCCATCTTTACGGACAATCACCACTCCAAGCAGCCTATCGTAACTTAGCGATGAATAACGATGCAATTACCACGGGTAGTAAATTCCTTACAAATCAAGGTGCTAGAGGTATATTAACATCTGAGGATAATATGCTTACGGCAGAACACGCTGCTGCACTAAGAGACAAATACAAATCAATGTATAGTGGTGTTGACAATGCTGGTGAAATAATGGTAACCAATCACCAATTCAAGTGGTTAGAGATGGGATTACCAGCAGCCGATCTTGCATTGATAGAACAATACAATTTATCAATTAAAGATTTGGCATCTGTGTACAAAGTTCCTTCGATACTTCTGAATGATACTCAAGCAAGTACGTTTAATAACTATCGTGAGGCTAAAAAATATCTTTATTTGCAAGCAGTATTTCCAAAGCTAATTGCGGTAAGAGATGAGTTGAATAGGTGGTTAGCACCAACATATGGTAGCCAATATTATATTGATTTTGATTTCTTGAGTGTTCCCGAATTACAAGAGGACATGGAGAAGGTTGTAAAGCAACTTAGTCTTGCTTGGTGGCTTACACCAAATGAGAAGAGAGCAGCTATGCAATACGAACCGATTGAGCAAAAAGAAATGGACGAAATACATATGTTGGCTAATTATATTCCAATTTCTGATGGTGTTACACCAAAAGAAGCTGGAGGTACGTCTCAACAGATGTTAAGTGATACTTCGGACTACATAAATAAGTAAAGTGTGTGCTATCCCAATTTTTACGAGGATTATGACTCATTCATCTCAAGATGCCATCATGAGTTAGATTATCAAACCTTAAATAAAAATTTTAGACAGAGAAGGAGTATGTATTTAAAAGAGGGATTAGGTGATATCCCTTTTTTACTGAATACAGAACGCCAAATGCAAAAATACATTGAGGAGTATGCCTTAGAGGTTGAAATGCAATTGGATGAGACATATAATGATGTGGCTTTGTTTTTAGCGTTAAATGGCATTGATTCGGGATGGGATTTATTAATTAACAATGATGATCTTAAACAATTACTGCAAGACGGTTATGTCGATGTGGGATTATACACAGACGATAGATATAGTAATAAGTATGGTGGTGTATCTACGGATAATTTAATAATGACATCTTTTATGATTTCTGTGTTACTTTCTAGGTTTACAATTGGCAATCCATTTGTTAAAGCAACTAGAGACCAAATTAATACGGTCATAAGAAATGGTAAATCTGAAGAAGATATTTTTGAAAAATTAAAAAATCACAATAACAGACCAAGAGCCAAAGTTATTTCTGCAACAGAATTAGGTTTTGCTCAAGCATCAGCAGAATTGTATGCAATGCAAAAGATTGCTAAAGAAAAACCCGTAGCAAAGTATTGGGTGGGTGTTTTAGATGATAGGATAAGGGATAGCCATTTTGAGGCAACCTCATTCTACACAAGGAGTAACGCAATACCTTTAAAAGATTCTTTTAATGTCAATGGTGTTTTAATGAAACATCCTCACGATATTAATGCACCAGCAAAAGAAATAGTGAATTGTCGTTGTTATTTAGGATATGTTTTATAGATTTGTATTGTAGGCGGATTTGTGGTGGATTTGTTTACATTTTATGTTTGAAATATTTGTGTAAAGAGTGTTCTTAAAAAGAATGCTCTTTTTTTTATTTATCTTTGGTGCAAATTTAAATTTATGCTGAAGTTTAAGGGAAATTATTTTGATGAAATGGATGACGAGGATGACAAAGGAGTCATCAAGGGATATGCATCAATGTTTAATAATGTCGATTCCGACAATGATGTAATCACAAAAGGTGCTTACGCTAAAACTCTACAAGAAAACTCAGATCGAATAGCATTTCTTTATCAGCATAATATGCAACAACCAATTGGTAAGCCATTGTCAATGAAAGAAGATGACAAAGGTTTATACATTGAGGCTAAAATATCAAATAGTTCTTTAGGCAAAGATGTCAAGACAATGGTGTCTGAGGGAATATTAAAAGAATTTTCTGTTGGATTTATTCCAATAAAAGAAGAAGTTGTTGGTAATTATAATCACATA